ACTTAAAGAGATTGAAGCTAAACGTAATGCATTAATAAATAAATTTAACTAATGACTATAACTGAATTTTTAAGAGATCCTAGTCAATTAGTCTTAATTAATAATGAGTACTATAGGAGAGATGAGGACCAACCGCATAAACTAAATAAAGTACCAGTACAAAAGAGTTTATTAACTTCAAAGTTTGGTATGACTAACAGACAACTAGAAGATGTATTAGAACTAACTGGTCGTGTTAATGAACCACAACATATAGGGTATCAGTCTATCATAAATAATAAGTGGAACATGTACCATCGCGTTAATTGGCAGCCAGTTGAGGGTGAATGGCCAACGATTGCTAAACTAATTAATCATATCTATGGTAAGAATGTAGCTGAACGAGATCAAACAGAAGAACTATATGACTATCATACTATAATGATTAGACAACCGAAGCAAAAACTATTTGGTCGTGTACTCTATTCACATGTACAAGGTACCTCAAAATCTGCGATGGCATATCTAGAACAGTTAATGTTTGAAGATAATTATACTAATGTTAGAGACTCTGAGTTAGAATCTGATTTTAATTCAGGATGGGCAGAATCTCTACTCATACACATGGATGAACCTGCATTTAGATATCCAAAGAAGATGGCTCGTAATATTAGAGATATGATAACTATGAAGCAGGTTAAAATTAGACGTATGAGAGAAGAACATGCTCTAATTCCATTTCATGGTAAGATCTTAATTACCAGTAATGATACTGACTTTATGCCATTCGAAGTAAGTGATAGAAGGTATTGGATTAGAGAGGTACCGAAGTTCCCGATTGAAGATCAGGATCCTCATTTTGAAAACAAGATGGCAAGGGAGTTACCACACTATATTCACTTCTTATTAAACAGAGAGATGAAGTGTGACACTAGTAGGGGTGTATTTTGGTTACCACAGACTGTTATTAAAACTAATGGCTTTTTTAAATTAGTTGGTGATAATATAGTGAGTGAACAAGAAACACTACAAGACTACTTTGAGAATCTGTTTTGGCGTACTGATCATGAAGAGGTATGGTTTACTAGTAAAGATCTAGTTAGTACGGTACAATGGGAAACTAAGACACCACCGACAGGTCAATACATCGCTAAACTACTCAGAGATAAAATGGGATTTGTACAACCAACTAAGGTGAGTAAACTCGGTAATAGGCAATATATTACTGTAGATGCTCCGGCGACCGGTAGACTTTGGCGCGCTCGTCGTAGTGATTTTGTAATCAATGCAGATCTATTTTCCGATGTTAAGGCATAAAAAAGGCATAAAAAGGTTACAAACTTGGAAAAGGTTACAAACTTGCAAAAAAGTTGTAACCGGAAAAAAGTACCTCTGGGCCACCCATTGTTGCTTTTTTTACTCTTTTTATATATAAGTTACAAAGTTACAAAAATAATAGATATAAAGGAAATAATAATAATACAAAGGGGAAAACAGTCCAAGTTTGTAACTTGTAACCTTTAACCCCGATATTAATCATAAAAACAACGATACATAATGTATATGAAACGAACAAATCACCCTATGAATCAAGGCGACTTCTTTGATAGTTTTAATTTCTTACTAGAGACAGTAGAAGAATTCTTATCACATAGGACAGCAGGTATCTGGTTTAGGTCTCACTATGGCCAACGTATTACAGATGGGTTAACCGCTGTAGCCAACCCTATTACTGAGTTAGATGCAATCAGTCACATGCTAAGACGTGTAGCTGATGGGATGATCATACAACTAGAAGGCTATGAAGAGTATGAACTATGTGCAGCAGTTAAATCACAGCACGCACTACTAGCTCAAGACCTTGAGAGATACAGATCAAAATTAATGGAGGAAGATAAATAAGTTATGAAGATACAAGTTAAAGTTCCACATTGGGTTACTACAGACAATGAACGTATTTGCATTCTATTTGCATTCTTACGTAGAGTACAGATAGAGTTTAATAATTGCAAACAACTAGATGTCTATGGTTATGATGTTAGAAAGATAGTAGATCGTGAAGAGGCAAACATGCACTTATACTTGCAAGACCACATTGATACTAGGTATTGTAAAATAGGTAAACTCTCACAAGAACACTTTGTATTTGAAATGACTAATTGGAGACGTGATCTACGTACAGTAGAAATTACTCAGTTAACTGCACAATTATGTTGGGCATACCTAATGGGATGTACAAACTATAATCTGCTAGAAGACGATGGTATCTTATTAGGCAATGAAAGAAGACCACATTATACACCAATGTATAAGTTAGACAGAGAGATCTTTGGCCGTTCGGGTAAAGGTCACTATGTGAGAAATACAAAGTACGAGGATTGAATCAGTTTTTAACAGACAACTACGACAAGATCATGAAGATGTCTAAGTCTATTTGTAAATGTCCAAAGGACACAGCAAATGAATTAGGACACTACGCAATCGAACAGTTCTTAATACACAAGAGAGGCCAAGAGTTAGTAGATAAGGGACAAGCAATGTTATTTCTATCTGGTATACTTTGGCGGTCATACAACTCCTCTACGTCGCCATATCATAAACTGTATCGACAGTCTGGTAAAGTAGTAGATCTATATGACGCAACTGCTAATAGACTTGAAGTAGAAGACTATGATATAGAATGGGATCAGAAGATTGAAGCAATACAAGGTGTCATCGAAGACATGAAGTCTGATGGTATCGAACAATGGTTTAGGGTTGTACTATTTGAGATGTGGTTAGAGGAATCTAATTACTCAGAGTTAGCACGTAGTACTGGTATACCCCGAACAACTATTAGTCAAGCAGTAAAAGAATGTAAAGACTATATAAAAAAGAGAACAGACAATGATAATACTTAATATTTTAGGAGCAGCTGCACTAGGTCATCTAGGTGCTGACTTTCTACAACAGTTTAATAGGTTACCAGCGAAACCATTTAAATGTAATATGTGTCTCACATTCTGGCTAAATATTGGAGTTTTTATATTTCTATATGGAATGCCAGGCGTTTGGTACGCTGCATTAGCTGCAATAGGCAGTGAATTAATATATAAACAACTATGAACAACGAAGAATTTAAATGGCTCAGTGCTAACCAACATCTACTAGGGAACGTTAGATCTGATGCTGAAAATCGCCAGAGGCTATTTGATATCTACAATAGAATTACTGGTGAAAACAAACCCATAACTAGCTGCGGTAGATGTCTAGCTAGTGTAAAACAAAGATTAAAAGTAGAATATGAAATCATACAACGTATACGAAACTAAGACGGGTAAATATACCCTCAAAGAACACGAACAAGTAGTAGCAACTATCAAGGCGAAGTCCTTCGAGATTGCTAAGCAAACTATTAAACACTTAAACAAAACTATTAAAGACGATGGCCTTATCTAGATTCCAACCAGGACAATCGGGTAACCCTAACGGTAGACCGAAGGGTAGTAAAAACAAGACTACTGAAAACATACGTAAAGCATATCAGATGTTAACCGAGAATAACTTGGACAACATGACTACATGGCTTGCACAGATCGCCGCTGATGATCCCGCTAGAGCTATGGAGATGATGATTAAACTATCAGAGTATGTGATCCCTAAGTTAGCACGACAAGAACTAACAGGACAAGACGGTGATGCACTCTTTAACAATATCAAGTTTGAATTCGGACCCGATATTAATAGTCAAGATAACAGAGATATCCCAGACATAACTAATCTGTAAATGCAGTACACCGGTTTCACACCTCATCCTAAACAGAGGGCTATGGTTGAACAGATACTCACATCGCCTGCTAAATATCATATCGCATGTGTTGGTCGTCAGTTCGGCAAGTCCCTCATGGCAATCAACCTCTCACTGTATTGGATGATTAACGATGGCCCATGTAAAGTACTATGGGTGTCACCGGTGTACAGCCAGTGCGCGAAAATTCAGAAAGAGATGATGCATGCCATCGGTGGCTCTGGTATTGTGAAACAGTGTAACTACTCTGATAACTTTATTACGCTAAAGAATGGGTCCGAGATTATCTTTAGATCAGCTGAGAAGTATGATAACATTAGAGGTCTTACAGTAAAATACGGTATCTTAGATGAAGCCGCGTTTATGAAAGAGGATGCATGGAAAGAGGCAATACGCCCAGTGTTCTTAACAAAGTCAAATGCTCGTGTATTATTTGTGTCGACGCCTAAAGGCAAGAACTGGTTTTACAATCTATTCCAATTAGGGCAATCACCAGACTACTCACAGTACACTACATACACCGGCAGCTCATACGATACACCCTATATTAATCCAGAGGAAATAGAGGACGCTAAGCGTACACTGCCTACAAATGTATTTCAACAAGAGTACCTAGCCAAGTTTATTGATAGTGGCGGTGAGGTCTTCTCTAACTTAGACAGACTACAACGTGCCACGTACCCTCAGCCGCAAGGTAAAGTCTTCTGTGGTATTGACCTAGGTAAACATGAGGATTTTACATGTGCGATCTTCCAAGACGCTCAGGGCAATGTAGTAGATGTATATAGAAATCAAAAGGCCGAGTGGACTACGATGGTTAATGAGATGTTGGTACTGATTAAAAAGTACCGAGCCACTGTAATGGTAGAGGTCAACTCAATTGGTGATGTAATCGTCGAACAGATCAAGAGGCAATGGCAAGACACACATCCCTTTGTAACTACAAGTCGTTCAAAGAATGAGATTATCGAAGGGCTGATCCTCGATTGCAATGAGGCCAATGTGACAATACCCAATGCTCAGCTATTCCCACACTTGATACATGAGTTAGAAGTATTCACGTACGACTACAACCCTAAGACTAGATCTATTAAATACGGACACCCGAGCGGACTACACGATGACTGTGTGATAGCGCTAGCAATTAGCAATTACAATAGGAAACAGAATAAAACTTTAGGTACGTATGCCGTAATTGGCTCTAGGTAATTCAGATACATATATTATTATATTTCTAAGTATATGGTCACACTTAATATTAACGAAAACAAATACGAGATACCCGAAAGGCTAACGATAGAACAGTACAGTACTGCGATACAGTTTGATTGGGAAGATCCGAAATACTATCCAATGATAGTGTCACAATTATGTGGTGCACCAGTACAACAATTAGCACAAGCCGATGAGGCAGCAATGACTCTGGCCATTGCACTAATTATTAAATCAATGAACGATAGACGCGATACTAAAATGTTAGACTTAGAAGCTCTAACCTTTGGGCAATTCGTAGACTTAGATGTTTGGCTGTCATTAGGTATTGAGAAACACTTTAACGAGATCGCCACCATGTTAGCACCGGAAGCTAAATGGGCTGACGAAGCCATGTGGGCCATCGACAAGTATGCAGCATTTCGTACATACACTTACAGACAATACAAAGTCTTGTTCGGACTCACTGATCGTGACTTAGACCAGGCAGAACTCGAGGGCGCAGTAGAAGTACAAGACAAGATGCTAGTAGCCCGCGCATGGTATAAAGTAATTGTATCACTTGCATGCGATAACATATTACAGATAGATGAGGTCACAGAACAACCTCTGAAGAAAGTACTCAACTTTATGTCCTTACAGAAAGAGAAGGTCATGGAAGAGAACGAAGCAAAATTAAAACAAAAGAGACATTATGACTTACAAAGAACTCGTAGATAATATTAAAGCGGTAGTAGATCAACACCTGATTCTACAAGACTTCGGGTACGGTGCACTCTCAGATATTAAAACTGTCGATGAGGGTACCAGAGTAAACTACCCATACGCATTCCTTAATCCAACACAGTCTACTAGAACAGGTCAAGCTATCACATACAGGTTTAACCTAGTAGTAATGGATATAGCACAAGAAGATCCGACTACGGGCTTTGCAGATTACTTAGGGGTACAATCGGCATGCCAACAGTATATCGATGACATATTAGCTAATCTAAGATTTTCTACACCACATAAACGTTTCGACTTAACACTGAATGTAAACTT